CGAAGATACTCCACACCCTTAACTTTCATTCTATCTCCGTTAGTAAAACGAACAACAAATCCTTCAGCGTTTTGTTCAACTTTATCCTTCAATTCGTTATAATCGCGAATTCCATCGTATTTTTTGACAACTTTGAAACCAAGATTGTTAACCATGTTCTTAAATCTAACATCAACTCCATCACCATACAAGTCAACCTCATAACCAGTTTCAGTATTTATCATACCAAGTAATACCAAGTCCTCATAATCATACTTAACAACTATACGGTTATCATCATATATTATTTCAAACAGGTAAGTGTAATCTTTATGAAGTTTCTTGAAGTCATACTTTTGTAACATGAAGAAACCTTTTAATGATTGGTCAGAAGCAAATGAACCACGAGTTGCCATCACCCATTGTCCCTCATAGTTGAACAATATACCAAGTGAACCATCCATCTTTTCGTAGACATCAAACTCAGAAGTCGGAGTGTGTCTTTCTTCTTCTATGTTGAAGAACTTTTTAAATGGACGAGCAACAACATTACCTTTGTCGTCAGTAACTAACCCACGAGTTTGTAAAGTAACATCATCCCATAAACCTTCATACTGAACCTTTTCAGTGTAGTTCCATATAGTCAAAGGAAGAGTTGGATGTATTTGTTTATACACCAACCCTTCCTCAAAATATTTGTTTAGAACTTCATTCATTTAACAAAGATACAAAACAATTAACGATTAAACAAATAATGATACGTTAAAAATAACTGACCATAATGTAACACTTGGTCAAAACCAACACTAACAAAGAAGTAATGAACTTTACCAGCCGCCCACAACTTACTATTCAGACGACTAGTAAAGTAATCGGTAATAGTGTGAACAACAAAAGTAATCATACTAAAATATAAAGTAGACCAAACAATCCATTCAGTTGTCGCACCTTCTTTCATCATACCAAAGACAAAACACATAGGTAACAACCACACCATTGAATAATTTGATGTATGACTTAATAAAGCAAAGTTGTTCTTACTTTTGTTTTGGGCTTGCCAGTCAGTTTGTAATACAAAGTCGGCAATCCAATGGATGAAAATAATGATAAATGAAATTAACATAATGAATTAGGTAAAAATAATAAAGTTGGATTCTTTTTTTGTATTTCTATTTCAGAAAAGTGTTTTTTAAATTCCATCACATCAAATCTATCAGTAATGATGTGGTAACCATTTTTAGTTGGGATGATTGAATGAATCTTATCTCCTTCAGGATTACAAAACTTATTGATTGCAAACTTAACCGCATTTAATTCAGTCTCATCTTTAGTGTCAACATCTACAATCCACCTCTTTTCATAAGTTTTAATCTGCCCAACAACTGAGTCAAATAAACCTTTCTGAATGTTCTGTCCATTACGAATTCTTTCAGCTAAAGATACCATCATATCCAAAGAGACATCCTTATGATTTTGTTTTTGAACGTGGATATACGCCCGAGCTTTAAACATCTCACAGAGTTGTTTAATCTCATCGTATCGTTTTTCCAAGTATTCAATACTTTCAACACAATAAGTTTTAATAGTCCGAACTGATTGGTGATTGTCTCTCTCACCTTCAGGTTGGTCCTTTTTTCGTTTGAATACGTAGAGCATATAGAAATCTCCCTCGTTTTCAAAGTTCATTAAATCTTTTATTAATTCAATGTTATCAATCATTGTTTATACTAATTTGAATTCAAATCTATCTTTCATTTGTTGTATCTTATCTTCAGGAACATCATGGATATTCTTATGTCCGTGGCGATTTTCAACGATTACTGTAAACACAATGTACCCGTACTTTTCAGCCAATTCAAAATAAGGTTTCATTTCCCACTCTTGTGTGAATGTGTTTGAAACAACAATCTTATGATTATTAACTTGTGCTCCATCGGTTTTCATCCAAGCTTCAGTTTGGTTTTGACAGTATTTGTGAGCCAATTTGATTTTGGTAATATCAAAATTATATTTACCATTTTCCATAAAAAATTGGTCAGCCTCAATGTGTATTCCACCAATAGATTTGGCAAATGTGCTCTTACCACTTCCTGGTACTCCTCTTACGATATATAGTGTTTTCATATTTTAATCTTCTAATTCTTCAGGTATATCATCAACGATATTTCGTCTCCACCATTTGTCAAATCTACTACCTTTTGTCTTACTGGACAAATAAGTTCCAAAAATAATAACTAAAAGTGAGCTAGTACTAATCAGGAATACCCAAAAAAATACCATAGAAATTGCGTAACCCATATTAATTAATTGTGTAATATACTTTTGTAGTTCTTGGAAGTCCTGGGTAGAAACTATCAATCCTACGATGGATGTTCTCGTCCTGTTCATCAACATCATCAGGTACTGGTCCAATTCCGAAATCTAAAATATCAAAGTGTTGGTCAATCTTTTTAATGATATCCAAACGCTGGTCAATCGTAAGATTGATAGTTAACTCTATTCTACTTGTTAGTGTCATACGGTATGTGGTATTTGAACTCTGATACAATTTTGTGGTTTACCCTCATTCATCAAGAAGTTATTGATATAACCCATGATGTTAGCACTACCAATAGGATTAGCTGAGTGAGTATAAACATCAGGGAACTTAATTGGTTCTCTCTTTCGGTTGGAATAACCCATCTCCAATCTTTCAGGGTTTAGTTTATAGAATTCGTCAACCAAGAACTTCGCAGCATCGTATCCAGTCTTCTCGTCAATGTTTTCATAACTCAATTTATAGTTAGGTGAAACGTTTGTGTAATACTCAGTCATAGCACTATCCCCAAGGTCGTGGTCTAATGATATAACATCAATATAATCCAAACCAACCTTCTGAACCAAGTCAGCCAGTTCGTAAAAAGTTCTAACAACTTGCCAGTCCTTTTCAACTGGCGTTCTCACATCATCAAGATAAATACGAATACGATTACTTGTCATATCTTTTCCCATATTAGATTTTTATATTCTTTTTGTTTTATCGCTTCACCAATCATGTTCCATGATATTTTTAATTTTTTTGAAGCGTCATTTATTGATTCAAATATAGTAATTTTTTCTGTTAAAATACAAGTTACCTTTATTTTAATTTTCTTAGTACTAGTTCGTTTTAATGGTTCAGGTTTAAAAGTTTCTTTCTCGTTCTCATAACACCAAGTAAAACCTAATGCCGAAGGTAATCTTTTTTTAAGACACGCAGTAATAGATGTAGTATACTTAACATTTAAAAAAACTGCAGCATCTTGTAAACTATTAAAACTCCTAATATATTCACCATTCATGTCAAATTGACAAATAGTTTTATATTGTGAATCAATTATTTTTTTATTAGCTTCGTCACTTCGTTTATGACCTAAATGACTTTGACTTAATTTTCTTTTAGTTTCTTCGGATAATTTAATACCTAAATTACTATTAACTAATAATCTTTTATTATATCCATAATTAGTATTATTTGCATTCATAAAAGTTATCCAAAAAGTTTCTCTTTCTAATAGAATATCTTTAGAAGATAACTCAATAATTTCAAATTTGAAATTATCTTTACCATACTTGTTGTAAGAAGATTGTAAATGAGTATTAAAATGTTTATTTTGTTTTAATAATGTTTCATGAGTTTTAAACCTATGGGTTACATTTACCGCACTTCCAACATAAACTTTATTATTTATGATGTTCGTTATTTTATAAATTCCACATTTTTTTTCCATATCTATTATTTAATAATAAATATCTTAAAACCATTAAAAATCAAACAACATCATCCAAATATATTTTCATAATTTTTATTTATCAGCGTTTAACAATCTTTCAAGGTGGTGGTCATTCGGCATATCCGACAACTGCTCACGATTTTTCATCAAAGGTAATACTTCTCTCAATAAGTTGTAAGGTCGGAACTCAGGGTGTCCGTCAAATCCAACATCCATTTTCTTTCCATTACCGAACTTTCTACCGTTTGGTAGGTGAACGTGTCCGTGAAGGTGAATAATCCCTTTGTTCATCCCGTCCCAACTTTGAATTGGGTAGTGCATACATACAAACTCGTGACGTTTTGCTTCATTTTTCTTCACAGGTTCCATCACAACAATTCGTAGATATTCACAAACAGAACTGAAGATTGATTGGATGTTCTCTCTGTTTCTTTCAATGTGGTGGTCGTGGTTACCAAGTACCAAGTGAACATTCTTACACACAATTCTATCTCTGAATTGTTTGATGAACTCAAACCCACCAAAAGACCAGTCACCAAGACAAATCAATACGTCATCCTGACCCACATTCCAATTGATACCATCAACGATTGATTGGTTCATTCGTTCAATCGTATCAAAGTTACGAGTTTGGTCAACAGGAATTTCGTTATCTGTTGTTCTCCAATTAGTCGTTCCTCTACAAATGTTCTTGTGGTTGTAGTGCGGGTCAGAACATATCCAAATGTTTGGGAATACCCCTTTTATGTCTTGTTCAATCTTTAAAATCATACGACAAAGATAATGCGTTTTTTCTATTCACCCTCATATAACTTCTTATTTTTTTGTTCAGCCCAAAGGTCAACTAAAAGGAACAATCCCCACCACTTAACATCAACATATTCTTCAATTTTAGTTCCTGTAAATGCTGAAATCAACAATACCACAAAAAGGTAAAGAGCAACGATTAAGGGAAGTATTCCCATTATTTTTTTGAAAGTTTTCATAATATATTTTTTTTTAAAAAGTTACAAGAGTTCTTTATGTTTATTTTATCCTTTTAAAAGGTCTTTTTCTTTCTTGATATCATATGTATCAATTAATTTATCAATTCGTTTGTCAGTATATGAGTTGGATTCAGAAATAGAATCCGTTATACCTCTCCAAATATCTGTAATTTGTCTTTCCAATCTGTCATTATGTTCTCTAACCCCAGATTGAATGTATTGTCTTTCACTATCAATACGACGAGTCGTATCTTCTATTTCTTGTGAAATTCTTCTCACTAATTGTTGGATATCTTCTTTCAGATTTCCAATTTCTGTTTGTTGTTTACTAATCTTAAACATACCCCAAGTAATTACCCCAATAAAAATTAGAGCAACAACCGAGAGCATACCTAAAACAAAATAATAAGTCATTTCCATTTTTATTTATTTTATCTTTTTATTTATTTTTACAATTATCAAAATGCCATCTCTTCATTGCATTTCCACCTTCTTTTAAACAGTATGGACACACTATTTTAACTTGTGGTCCTTTAGGAATTTTTAAAGATTTACGATGTTCTTCTGATATTGTTTTACCCTTTTTAGATAACGATATTTTTATTCGTGTTATATCCGAATGTTTTTTACCTTTATTAGCGTTAGATATTTTATTTTTAGTTAATTCAGTATGTTTGATTGTCCCATTATTAATTTTAGTAACAACTCTTTTTTCATTACTATTTTTATTGTGTTTTTTTCCGGACATACCCATAGTATTCGGTAATTCTCTCCATTTAGTAATCGCAATTTGTCTCATTTTGTCTTTGAAGTCCTCAGTCCGTGTGTAAGAACTAGCATCATCAATTTTTAAAAATAATGCGTTATCCCATCCACAAATACTTACAAATTCTTCCTTATATTTTATCTCAAGATGTCGTAAGTCCTCAATACAACAAATATGAATAATCTCAGGAATATGGGAATCCCATCCATATTTTTTAATAGAGTTACTTAATTTACGATGTCCTTTTGATTTACTATGTTCCCACATACGTCTTTTAAAGTGACAAGTACTACCAATATAAACCTTACCAACAGGTGATGTAATGGTGTAAACACAACTTACTATTTCATTCATACTTTTTTTAAATAAATATCTATCAACTTAAAACAAAATAAGTTGTTTCCATAATATTATCTCTTTATTTATTTCAAAGAACTCTTGTAACTGATACAAATATAAAACAAAAACCCCACCTTTTCAAGTGGGGGTTTTCAACAATCTTTATTAATTAAACGTTAGTTTTCATAATCCTACCTATTCTATCTTTGATACTATCAACTTTACTTTGCCATTTTAAATATTTTTCATACACTGACTCAAAATCTTCATCAGAATTTACATCATATCTTGGTATTTCATTGTTAAGTTTTTGTATTTTATCCTGAAGTTGTCCAATAACTTCCCATTTATTTTCTTTTGTAATACCAGGTTCTTGAATTTTCGGTCTTCTATCCGCAATAGATTTAATTTGTCTACCTAACTCATTATATCCACTATCTTCATCCCATTTATCAAAATCTTGTTTAAATCTATCGTATGAATCATCAGTATATTCCCCATCCACTGCATAATTTTTTAGATAAGGAATATTTTCACCCTTTTTCATAAGGTTGCTTCGCTGTTGCCCAAGAAATTTAATTTTATCTTCGTCATCTTGTGACCATTCTTCTTGTTCTCTAACAACACGTTTAACTAAACGTATTAAATCTGATTCTGTTAATCTTATAACTTTTTTCATAATTTTTTAGGTTTTTAATTTATATATAAATATATCACAAAAAAAAAAACCACCCTATCAGATGGTTTTTTTTATTAAATATTTTCCTCACCTTCTTGTGTAGGTTCCTCTGTTGGGTATTCCTCAACTATTGGTTCCTCATATACTTCAGGTTCAGTATAAACAACTGGTTCTTCAACAACCACAGGAGTTTCTTCTTTAACTTGTGTTACTACAACAACTGGTGGTTGTGGTGGTCTTGGTGTCATTGGGTATTCCACAGCACTTGATAGTGATGTTCCATCTTCCTCGTCAACCTTTTGAATTAACATCTTGTCTCTATCTTCAGAGTTAAACCAATAGTCAACAACCTTATTAAGGTTACCAACAAATGCTCCGAACAATATCAAT